TTGTTTTCCATTTTGTACCTAAGTTTATAATACTATATAAATCTTCCTAACATAAGTACTTGGTACCAGTCTAGGATTACCTCGTCACCTGCAAAGTTAAACCTAACCATCATGTCCCTAGTAGCGTCATCATTTAAGTCGGTGTCTATAATTACCTTGGGGCCATCTAATAGGTTGAGTCTGTACATTTGGGGCACACCCTCTTCCCTACGGAAGAAGCCTTCACGGTCTAGGTCACGTAGTTCTGCCCAACTAAGGGTATACTTCTTTTTGTCTATACTGAATACTACTGGTAAGATATTGCGTACTTTTTCCTTACCACCCCAAGCCATAGTTACCCTATGTTGGAGTGTCTGGTCGGTTAGTTCGCCGTAGTCTTTCTTAGACTGCGCTTTGGCAGAGTAGTTCTCCCTTAAGGAAGACATGTCTTTAATTGTGAGTTCACCCTCACGCAAACTTCTTAAAATCGCCATAGTATATGTGACTCCTTACAAAGACGATTGTCTTCAGACAACTGTATGGTCCCATAACGTGCAAAGCCTATCTTATCTCCTACGTGAAGCTCGGTGACCAATGGGCCTACGGCAAGGACCTCACCTGTTAAGGGAAGAGATTTCCAGTTTTCAGCTAAAAAGAACCCACTAGAAGTCTGGTCTTCAGCCTTATCTGCCCTTACTAGTACTAAATCCCGTAATGGTTTCATAAATTGTTTTCCTATTTTTAAGTATACAAAAAGACCACTACCTTTACAATAGTGGTCTGAATGTTTTGGATTAAGCTGGTCGCCTTGAGCCGCAATCTCCGCAGACCCATTCCTTGCCGTCTGATGCAGACAGCCAGTTATGGTCGTGTTCGATTTTAAGCCAAGGGTTCGGGTCGTCTTTGATTTTCCTTTTAAAGAATTTCATAAACTTACTTAGACAAGGTTCTTGTCACCAGATACACCAGCAGAACCAGCCCACGTAGTTGTGTTGACAGCTATTACACCACGCACACCAGAGGCTAAAGCGGCACCAGTTACGGTTATGTTACCACCACCTGTAACAACTGTAGCTATCGAAGCATTATCGAGAGCAGCGTTACGGGCAACTACTAACTGAGTAGTAGCTGCGTTTGCGGTTGCAGTAACTTGGTCGTGGGCAGCTGAGGTCGAGAAATCAGTTCCAAGAGTTCCAGTAACGGCTGTACCATTAATGACATCTTTAATGACATCAAGTGTTACAGCAGCAGAAACTTGGATTTTAATTTCATCAGCTACGGCAGCTACACCAGCAACTTCTGTAGTTACAACAGTACCCATACTGGTTGAACCCCAGGCTAGGTGAGTACTGGTTTCGCCTAACGAGTACTTATTAGCAGCCGTACCATAATTACGAGCTTCAACCACTTGGGTTGTGTTCGTATTCGTAGTAGCGGTTACTAGTGAGTGAGCGACTGTTCCAACTGAATACTCAGTTCCTTCAGTACCACCAGATGCGTTAATAGCAATCTTTAGGTTATCTAGGGCTACAGCGGCAGAAACACCAATAAGTACTTCGTTCATCTGTGCAGGGCTAGATAGGGTTGTTTTAAAGGTATAGGTCTTTCCTTCAATAGTGACAGTATCGCCACTACTTGGAGCTGTAGCATCGCTAGTCAAAAGACCAGTAGCTTTCACACCAGTTAGGGCTGTTTTAAAGGTGTAGGTACGGTTTCCTATAGTAAGTGTGTCGGCAGCGGCTACGTCTGCACCTGAAATAGTTAGTGTAGTAGAACCTAGAGTTGCAGTATATGTTGTACCGTTCTTTTCTAGGTAAAGGATTTTCTGTTCAAATTTGCTGTCATTAGGGTAGTTGCTAGCGGTTAGACCGACAGCATTTCCTCTAATGACTAGTTCGTTTCGTGATGGCATGATAGTTCTTTCTTTTTTATACCGATACTCACTCTAATGGCTTTCTCTGGTGGGCCTTTTAGGCTGATGCCCAGCAGTTAGAGGTTACTTAGGCAATCTCTGCAATTTCTTTCCAGGTCATTGACCAAATACCAGAAATGGCAGTTGTCAAAGAGTTAATAGAAAGTGAGCAACCTGGGGCTACTAGGATTGCACCGTCAATGTCATCCACGATTTGTGGTTGGCTGACAGAACCAGTAGCAACTGGGCCACCTAGTCCACGAGCTACAACTGGTGCAGCAGGTAGAGTTACGGCGCTTGCAGCAAGTCCAGCACCAGTCTTAGTAACACCGAAGTTGACGTTACGAACCGTTAGTGGAGTTGTCTGTACGACTGCGGTAGAGTGAAGTGCACCAGCAGCTAGAACTACTGTTGCAATTGCAGCAGGAGCGGTTGTTAGAGCACCACGCACCTGTAAGACTACTAGAGTCTTTCCAGAGCCCAATGGGTTTGTAAGCGTGAAGCCTGTTTGTGTGGTAGATAGAGCGATTGAAGTTGCTACACCAGCTTGTGTGCTAGCAAAGTAAGTTTCAGAAGCTGTATCACCAGCGTAAGTGTCTTTAGAAGCCATGATTTTATTCCTTTTTGTTTAGTTAAATTAAGCCTGTGTTGTTCGTGTAACGTCGATTACAGATGCAGCACGTTCGATACCTACACCATAGATAGTGTGTAGAGCAGTTTCCCATGCAAGACCTTTAACCATGTACTGAGCTTCAAACTTAGGAGCTTGCTGTTCTGCAAAGTTAATTGCATTTTTGTGGAAGAACAAGTTGTGAGTTGTAGGCACGTTTTGTGAAAGGTAGATGTCCATGTCGTATACGTTAGCGATTAGTCCGCCAGAACCGTCAACTGCTTTACCAGTTTTGCCAGTTTGGTCGTAGGCTGTGTACTTGTTCACACCTAGAAGGTCACCCTTTGTGTATGAACCGATAACACCACGACGCATGTCTAGTGGAGTACTTGCAAGGTCAAATGTAGTAACGATAGAGATAATATCTGCATCGTCTACTGCAGCACCACCAGATACTACTGTACCTGCAGATGTGTAAAGACCTAGGATGTCTGTGTCAACTTGGCGAGCTAGAGCTTCTGCCATACGTACCAAGAAAGCTGCTTTCATGTCTACGTTAGCTTGTACTTTAGCGATGTCTTCGATTTTAACACCTACGTAGTAGTGCTTGTCGATGTTTAGAGCGATTGGAGCACCTTCAGGTGAGTCGAAAGTAATGTCAGTAGAAGCACTTTTAGCACGTGCGTCAACACCAGCTACGAAAGGTATACGAGCGATGTCACCACCACCTTTTACTAATCCGCTTCGGTCTTGTACTAATTTACGAGCCTGTAGAGCTTTGTCAAATGGTTGCTGTACTTCACGACTGAAGATTTCTGGTACGTACTGTGATGTCTGGGCAATCGAAAGGGTTACGTTCGATGAGGTTGTTGGGTTTGCCATGATTTATTTCCTATTTTGTTTGTTTAGTTTTTAGGAGCGGTCTGTCCTATAGCGGCATATAGCTCTTCTATGGACATATTCTTTTCTGATTGGTTCAAGTTTAATCGTTTTGCAGAGCTTCCATCTGGGCGTAAGCCTGTCTGTGCTGTCTGTTTAACGATGTTCTTTGTAGTCTGGGCTATCTTCTGTGAAGCTAGTTCATCTACAAATTCCATTTCACTTTCAACGAACTCCCTATACGAAACGTCTGGGTATTGAATTGACTCTGGGACACCTTGCTGGGCATCACCTGGGTTGTATCCAATAAAACGCAAGTACTTGTTGTTCATAGCTGCGGCGGCGGCTGGCTTAAATTCTGCAGTATTGTTTGGGTTAAGGAATGGGAAGTCTTTTTCTACGGAAGGGGCTTCGAATTTTAAATCTCTGCGCCACTCCTTGACTTCGCCTTGCTTTAATCCCTGTAAATAGGCTGCATCACTATAAGCTTGTCTGTCTGCTTCCAGTTGGTCGATGACCTCTTGGTCAGCGTCTAGGGCCTGTGCATAATCTAATGAAGGGGCTGTTTTCTGTGAAGGTGCTGGACGTTCTTGTGGTTGTCCATATTTTTGAAGTAATTGTTGTACTCGTAGTGTTTCGCGCCTTGATGGTGCAGGAGCCTCAGGCTCTTTAGGGACCTCTGGTTCTTCAACCACTGGTTCCTTGGCTGCTGGTTCTTCTGGTGCTTCCTCTGGAGTTTCTGGTGTTTCCACTGGCTCTTCGGGTGCTTCTGGTACTACTTCGGGAACTTCAGGTTCAACTCCCGTCGTTATTACAGTTTGTAATTGTTCGTCGGTCATTTCACTTGGGTTCATATCTGCTCTTTCTGACCTCGTTTTATGCTACGGTCGGCTAGCTTATTTATTTTACTCGCCACGTAAGTCGGCGGACACTCTATATGTAATATACTATAATTCTATTTTCTTTAGCAAGGGTTTACCGCTATCGTCTGTCCCAAGACATATATAGTTGGATGGGATTGTCTGGGTAAGTGGGCCGTGGTCTGTCTGACAAGATAGTTGGTTACCCTCTAGTTTCCACCCCCATGTTTTAAGTGGCTTTAATTTGTCCCTGATGTCTTCATCTGTACCGTGTGTTTCTAGGGATGGAGCTGGTAAGTCGTTCTTCTTGAACCACTCAGTATCATAAGGTTGGTAATCATTCATTAGTAACGGCCTCTGTGGCTGTGTTGTATATGTTCATTAGTAGATTAAACTCACTAATTATTACATTTGCTATTGCCCAATCCATATCTGTTGGCTTTACTTCTAACCCTATAATCTTACCGTCTGGTAGGTGGGTTTGGTAAAAAGCTATACGTTCTGCACAGTGTGCTTGGATTTGCTGGAACTCTTCACTTACGGCATACTGGGCCTTCTTCTTTTCTTCTACTACACCTTCTACTTCTACGGGTGCTTCGAATTCAGATATATCTCCCATTAATATATTGCTTGGTCCAACCATAACTGCTCCTTATTTACATTTTGTGTATAACGTCTGCTGTAGCCGCTATCTGTGGGTCCATATATGCACCTGCGGCGCTAACTGTGGGGGTTACTGCTGGCTGAGTCTTCACACCAGGTAGTCCTGCTTGTTCTAGCATAGCACCTGCAGCCTCTTCGTAACCAGCTTCAATAGTGTCCTTAAAGGTAATTGACTCGCTAGGTGGACGATGTGCTGCCTTCTGTTCTGCTTCCTGTAATTTCTGTTGCATCTCTTGTAGTTGTTGCTGTAGTTGTTGTTCGGTAGGTGATGGGCCGTCTTTTACGGTTACGAATTCATCTGCACCCTTAATGTCTGCTAGTTCACCGAAGGCTATAGCTATTTTGTCTGGGTGGATGTCTATGCGTGAGTCGTCTTTAAAGATGTTCTGGAACTTACCTATATTACCTACAAAGCGTTCTAGGCTCTGAAGTTGCTTTTCCTTGTTGACCTTCATTGTTGAGTTAGGCTGGATATTAAAGCGGTATTCTACACCTTCAAGAGCTTTAGGGTTGACCTTTAAAGTTCCTGCAGTTTGGGTAGGGTCCATCTCTATTTTACCTTCAAATAGTCCCTGCACATCTGTAAGACCAGAGCGCATGATTTCTTTGATGTCTTCGTAGAATAGGTCTACTGGAATGTCTTCCGTACCGATACTTACTGTAATGCTCATAAATCCGTCAGTGAGTTGTTCGATAGCTGTTTCTAGGTGACGAAGTGCTGCTCCATCACGGGTGGCCTCTACGGCACTGAACATTTCGATAGCCGCAGGGGTTTTACCTTGTGAGGGATTCAAGGTTTCGGCTCCAGGAGATGAAGCATTCTGCGTACCGTAGAGGGACAAAAGTGAACCTGTAAGGTTAGATTGTGCTGCCTGATAAGTCGCTAGTCCAGCGGTGTTAGTAGGCATAGGACGGATAGAGTCCTTAATTGTTTCCATTAGGACTGGGTTTGGCTTGGTAACGTCTAGGGTGTGTTTAACAACTCCGTTAGCGTTAACGATAATTCCAGGTGCCAAGTTCCTTTTAAGGTTAGCAAAGTAGAAGTTGGTAAGACCATCACGAGCGAACTGAAGTGGTTTGGCTCGTTGGAAGTCACCAAGACCGTAGAATGAGTCAAATAGGGGTTGCGTGTACTGAACTACGAAAGGAATGCGTCCGTTCTTGTGTGGGTTGTCGAGTTCACGTACCTTTATATGTCCGTTTTCTGGGGCAAATGTAACCCATTTACCTTCTGGGCCAGACTCGTAACGAGTAGCCATACAGATACCTTTTTTAGAACCACCAGGTACACGGTCACGTTCTATAAAGCTGTCTTGGCTTGAGTCATTACCTGAAGTCTTGGTGTCGGCTCTGGACACTAGTTCCCGTAGAGCATCCCTGTCCCAACCATCACCTTCGATTTTATTTTCTAGTATGTCCTCTAGTTTCTTTTTAGAAATCCAAGTAAGGGCTGTGACGTATTCCATGTCTTCTATAGACACTCGCCCCTGTTGTGGGATTAGGTTACGAGGATTCCACAACCAACAGTCTGGGCCTATGTAGCCCGTATTGGAAGTAGTCCAGTCGTAAAACATCGGCATATAACCATAAACTGAGGAATAAAACTGCCATAGATTAAGCTTTTCTATGAATGGACGCTGTGCGTTAGCATTAGGGTACATCCATTTCTGTCTAAGGATGTCCATAAAGGCGGCTTTTCCTACGTCAGCCTTACCTACAGATTGGGTTTCGCCTTCTGGGAGTTTAGCGACTACACGGTCAGCCCTATCTCGTGAAAGAGTCGTAGCGTAACTGTCTGTAATCTTACTTCCGTCTGTTTTGTTACTTACTGTATCGTACACAGTTCCTACAAGCATTGCTTCGTAGGCATCAAAGGACTGTATATATTGGCGGTGGATGCTCCAGTCACTCTCGTAATCGGCCTTATATTCAAATTCGAAGTCAGCAGAGTCTTTTTTTTCTTCAGAGGCATTTTCGTATTTTGTTTTCATTTTTATTCCTATTAGATAAGCTTAGTATACTACAAAAGTCCATAAACATTAGTATGCTTGTCCATGTCAAACTCTAAAGGTTTTTCGTCTTTAACTATCCCGAATTTAAGGTGTAAAAATAGGTAGCGGGCTGCATCTGGGCCGTGGTCGTCTACCTTCACTGGTATGTCGGAGGCATTACGCTCTGGCTTTTCTTCTGGGAAGTGGTAAGACTCCATTTCGAACGTAAAGTGGTTACAATTAGTACCTATATATAATGACGGTTTTGGAAGGCCTACTAGTTGCATGCGTGGTTTGAGCTTTTCTGTAACCAAACCAATACCTGTAGCGTATCCTTTTTCGTCATTGGCCTTATTTATGCCTACTACGGGGTAATCACGTCCCATAACCTCTACCGCATCCCTGTTGGCAGAGTCAGCTACTATTAGGACAAGACGTTTATCGCCTACTACGGCCTTAATTCTAGGCAGAATATTGTCAAGGGTTTCCTCTTTACCGTAAACTTCGTCTATTAGATACCATGTTTGGTCTTTGTCAACTCCAAATAGTAAAAATGCGGTAGTATGAAAGCCAAAGTCGATTGCTCCGTAATAAGTGAGTTCTAATGGGATGTCTGAAGGCTTAATAAGGTGTACTTTTCGGTCAAACATAGGATAAACTGCACCCTGTACAGCCCTAAACTCTAGTTCGTATTCTTGCATAAAGCCACTTAACATCCCACGTTTCTCGGCTTCGGCTCGTACATTTGCCATAAATTCCTTAGAAACATAGGGGGAGTCACGCCATGTAGCCTCTTGGTAGAACCATTTATCGTCTTCCTTAGCGTATTGAATTAAATCGTAGAAGTGGTTGTAGCCCCTAGGGGTACCCATGAATATAATCCAACCGTTCGTGGTACTAAACATCGGTTCGTAGACTACTTTAAAGTTATCTGGGTCTTGGTCGGCATATTCGTCGAATATCATACCATTGGCCCTAAAGCCA